ATTTAACGAGTTTAATTGTTCAGGCCAGTGCGTTTTTTGTAACCAACATAAATCAGGCAATCTAATTGAATACCGAAAAGGAATAATAAAAAGATATGGAATAAAAGTATTGAATGAATTAGAAACTTTGGCAGATGATAAAAGCAAACGTGTGATAAGCAAAGAATACTACATTGAGATAGCAGAAAAATACAAGAAACTTTGTAAACAAATAGAACAATGATAAAACAAACACTAACAACACCACACACATTTAATGAACTTCTAAAAAAGCTATCTCATTCACATACCTACGTATCATTAAAAATTGAATTGGATATGATGATAGAAATCGGAAGTGTTGAATTTAATAACGGAAAATATTTTTACATAAAACTTGCACAATAGAATACTTTTATCTATATTTGCATAAGGGATTGGAACACCTAAAAGTAAAGCACATGAGAGAAAATACATTTTTAACATACTACCGTATCGGAAAATCAGAGGGTTGCTTTACACCCGTTCCAACTGATAACCGATACGGTTTTTTAATTCTCTTTTATGGCAAATAGCACTTCTTATTCTGAAAAATTACGACATCCTAAATGGCAAAAGAAACGTTTGGAAATTTTACAACGTGATAATTTTACTTGTCAATGTTGCTTTGATGATGACACAGAACTTAATGTTCATCATAAAAAATATATCTTTGGCAATGAAATATGGGATTATGATGATTCTGTTTTTATAACATTATGTATTGATTGCCATAAAGACATAACTGAATCAAAAAGAAATATTAAAAATATTATTGATGATAATTTTGTTATTACTGACTACATTTTTGAGTTAGAATCAATATTGGAAACTATAAAATCATTTGACCCTTATGAGTTAACGCTTGTTAGTAATTATCTTAATAAAATTAAAACAAATGGCAAAGGATAAAAAATCATTTTTACTATATGTAGACCAAATACATTTGTTTGAAACATTAACAGATGAAGAAGCTGGTAGATTAATTAAACATGTTTTTAGGTATGTTAACGACCTTAATCCTGAAATGCCTGATAGAATTACGCAGATAGGATTTGAACCTATAAAACACCAATTAAAACGTGATTTAGTTAAATACATTGATAAGGTTGGTAAAAATTCAGATGCAGGTAAGGCTTCAGCAGAGGCAAAACGTGTTAAAAAGCTTAACGAACTTCAACAAACGTTAACGGATGTTGAAAATACTCAACATACCTCAACGAAATCAACCGATATAGATAATGATATAGATACAGATAATGTTATAGTTATAGATAAAGATTATGATTACTACATTATAAACGGAAAAATCGAAAAAGGAAATATAGTTGATTGGTATCTAAAAAACCAAAGAGCAATATTTGAGGCTGAATTAATGAAGTTAAATTTATCTGCAAAGTCACCACAGATTATTCAATCATTTAGACAAAGGTTTTTAAATGGTAGTAGTTTTAACGATTACAAACATGTTACAAATAGTTTTCGTAGGCATATAACTGAAATAGAAAAAACAATTAATCCACCTAAGCCTAAACTTGTAAGATAATGAATTACGCAGATTTTGGAATACAGATACCATACGGAAAGATATCAGGTGAAATAACCACAACTTGTCCGAAATGTTCACACAATCGTAAAAAGTCAAAAGATAAGTGTTTAGGTGTAAATTTGGATAAGAAAGTGTGGAGATGTAATCACTGTAATTGGAGTGGATTTTTAAAGAATGAGATGCAAAAGATAGAATACAAAAAACCTGAATGGAAAAATAAAACAGAATTATCTGAAAAGGTAGTTAAATGGTTTGAAACTCGCAGTATTTCGCAAAAGACATTATTAAAGGCTCGAATTACGGATGGCAAAGAATGGATGCCACAATCACAGAAAGATGAAAATGTAATACAGTTTAATTATTTCCGAGATAACGAATTAGTTAACATAAAATACCGAAATGCAGTAAAGCAATTTAAACTATTCAAAGATGCTGAATTAATATTTTACAATTTAGACGGCATTAAAAATTCAGAAAGCTGTTTTATAGTTGAAGGTGAAATGGATGCGTTAAGTTTAATTGAATCTGGAATTGATAACGTTATTTCCGTTCCAAACGGTGCAACTTTAAATACTAATAATCTTCAGTATTTAGATAACTGCTATGAGTACTTTGAAAATAAGACTGAAATACTTTTATGGTTAGATAACGACATTGCAGGGCGGAAACTAAAATACGATTTAGCGGAACGTTTAGGATTTGAACGCTGTAAATTTATAGAGATAGAAGATTGCAAGGATGCAAACGAATATTTGATTAAATACGGCTTAAATTCAGTAATAACCGTACAATCATTAGCACAATACTTTCCATTAGACGGAGTTTACACAATATCCGATGTTAGTAATGAAATTGACGATATGTATTTTCATGGTTTAGACAAAGGTGTAAATGTCGAAATACAAAATTTTAATTTGAATATTGTAAAAGGATATTTAACTGTGATTACAGGAATACCTTCACATGGTAAATCGGATTTTTTGGATTATCTATGTTTACAGTTACGAATACTTCATAATTGGAGAGGTTGTTTTTATTCACCTGAAAATAGACCAACACAATTGCACTTCAGTAAATTAGTAAGAAAGATAAGCGGAAAACATTGGGACGGTCAAAATAGAATAACATTAGATGAAGTAAACGAAATTAAAGAATACTTAAATAAATTTGTATGGTTTTTAAAACCTGAAAAGGATTTTAGTTTGACTTCAATTTTAAAACAGATAGCACTTACCAAACATCGTTACGGACTTGAATATTTTGTCATTGATGCATGGAATAAGATAGAACATGCAGATGATAAAACAAGCTATATAGGAAAATGCTTAGATGAAATTGTAACGTTCTGTGAATTAAATAACGTTCATTGTTTTTTAGTAGCACATCCTACTAAGATTAAAAAGAATTTAAGTACAGGTAAATATGAAGTACCTACATTGTATGATATAGCAGGTTCTGCAAACTTTTACAATAAGGCAGATAACGGAATTTGCGTATATAGAGATTTTGAAACTAACAAAAGTTACGTGCACGTTCAAAAAATTAAGTTTGACCATTGGGGAACAGAAGGATGTGCTGAATTTGATTATGATTTAAAAAGTAAAAGGTATTACGTTGATATTTTGGATAATAGAAGCTGGATAAAACCAAAAAGCCTATTAGATGAAATGATAGAGTATGTAAAAGGAAAACCAAAAGAAGAAGAATTTGATATATTTTAAGCTATGAGTACAATAGAAAAAATGAAAGTGTAGATTATTTATATTCTTTCTATTTTTAGTTTATTTAGAATGGTTCTAAATAACAGTAATAAAATAAGTTGTATTTTTTTTTTAAATAAAAATAACTATATTTGACTATGAATACAGACCAGATAAAACCGCTAATTAAGGCTGTAAAACAAAGTGTTAACAAAAAAATACTTAACTACTATTCAGCACGAAGCCTTACAATAAAACAAAAAATGATGTTTTTAAGACATGGAATACAAGCAGAATGTCGAAGACGTAGTAATGCATGGTTTGAAATTGATTTGATATGCAGTTAGAACACATTTTTATAATAACATTGCCACATCGCAAAGATAGGCTAAATCTAATTACATCGCAATTGGATAGCTTTGGACTCAAATATGAAGTCTTTAACGGTGTAAATGGAAAAAATATAAAAGCAAAATACGAATCAGATAATTTAAATGTAGGTTGTACGGCTTCGCATGGTCAAGTTTTAGAAAGAGCGAAAATAATGGGTTTAAGCAATTGTTTGGTATTAGAGGATGATTGCGAGTTATCAAATGATTTTTTGCAAATAATTACCAATTTACAATTACCAAATAACTGGGATTTATGTTATTTAAGCGGAACACATAGGGAACAACCAATAAAAGTGAATGATAAAATTTCGAGATGTGTTAGGACTTTAACAACTCATGCGTATCTCATTAATGTAAAATCAAATGCATGTGATGAATTAATTATGTCACTTAGTATATTCTCAGGTACTGAATGTGGAAATCTTTGTTTAGATGTTAGTTTTAATCAGCCTGTGGATTGTTATTTTGCAATTTTGCAAAAATTTAATTATTTTTATGTTTTAAATAAACCAATAGCTTGGCAGAAAGGCGGTTATTCAGATATAAACGGACGTGAAATGAATTATGAATGGTTAAAAGAAGAAATTAAATGTTTTACAATAGATTTATAGATACAAAAGACGGAACTTTTATAAAGTTAACAGGGTCTTCAATTGATGATTTAAATAATTCAAAAGAAATATTATATAAAAACTATCCTGAATATACATTTAATAAATTAGGTAATGTTTATGTTCATTCAGGTGATACATTGTTAAATGGAACATCACAAAATATAAGATTTTTTGTTCAAGAAATGCAAGTTATAAAATGAGTGAACTAAGCGACATAATACAGGAACTATCAAAAAACTTTAAGGTAACTATACGCCCTAAATCATTAGATGAATATCGGAATTATCTATATGAGATAAAAGCACTTTGCATTAATAAAGAAATTGAACCTGAAAACATATACGCATATCACTTTTTAAAAGAAAAATATCCTTATCTTACATGTAAAGATATGTCTGATATAATGGGGTTATCTATATCAAACTACACGCAAAGGAAAGAAAAATGGATATTTGAAATAAAGACTTATGATGATGTTAAAGCAAACATAAATAAACTTAAAGACGTTTTATGAAAGTAGCAACGGTAAAAATATCACGCCATGAAAGCCAGCACTATGATTCAATACTTAATTTTTATTTTAACAAAGAAGCATTATTAATATTGGATTCAAATAATATAGTGATTGACAAAGTAAATTTAAGAATACGACACGCAACTATTGATGATAAAAAGACATACACAATTAATAGATTAAGTGGCGGTGCAACAGTAACGGCAAAGATGCCTAATAGTGATGAGATTTTAGGAATGTATGAGATAGAGGATGAAGGTAATTATTTTCAAATGTATAGAACTGACCAATGAATCCTACCAATATAAAACATATAGAATTTTGTTCATTGGTTTCTAAAGGCGAAAACCAAGATAAGGCATATAGGGTAACAATAGGTAGTAAAGAGGTAACAGACGCAGTATGTAGGGTAAAGGGTTCGCAGTTATCATCTAAATACGCTGAATACATATCAAATTTAAAGAAACAGGATGCAGATATGGTATTACAAGCCAAATCAGATGAAACGGTTAAAAAGGCTTTAAATAACGTTTTAAGTACTATTGAAGTTGATGCATATTTAAGTAATGGAATAAAGAAAGGTGACATAAGAGCAATTGATATTTATTATAAGCGTTTTGGTGTGTATCCAACTATAAAGACAGAAACGGAACTAATTGTAACTGATAAGGTAAAAGGCAAACTGCCAGACGGTACTGAATTTGAACTATGATAACAGTTGACTTGTCGAAAAACGAAAAGCAAAAGGAACTTTTTAATGAAGTTATGTATGCTATACGTAATAAAGAAAACGATTTAGAATACAACAAATACTTCTTTTACGGTGGTGCTATTCGTGGAGGTAAAACCTTCTGCATTCTTACAATTTTAACTATACTATGTAAGATGTTTCCTAACTCTAAATGGGTTGTGGTGCGTTCTGATATGCCAGCACTTACAACAACCACTATACCTTCAATCGAGAAAATATTAGGAACTTCAGCAAATTGGAAATGGTCACGAGATAAGTCTAACTGTTTCGTAAAGCATAAAAACGGTTCAAAAATTATATTTAAAGGCGAAAATATAACAAGCGACCCTGAATTAAATGACTTTTTAGGCTTAGAATGCAACGGTTTCTTTTTAGAACAAATAGAGGAGCTAAGTCAAAAGATGTGGTATAGGGCATTAGAGCGTTCAGGTTCACATTATGTACTAAGAATGCCACCACCGTTTATTTTCAGTTCATTTAATCCTACTCAAACATGGGTAAAAGATTTTATATATGTGCCGTATCAAAAAAGAACTTTAAAAGCACCGTTCCACTATATCAATGCAAGTCCAATAGATAATCCATTCGTAACTAATGACCAATGGTCAGCGTGGGAAAACTTAGATGAACGGTCACGTAAGATAATGATTGAAGGTGACTGGACTAACTATGATACGGATGCTAAGTTCGTTTATACTTTTAAAGAAGAAAAACATATCAAAGAAACGAAATACGACCCTACACAAATTACTTACCTATCATTTGACTTTAATAGGAATCCATTTTGTTGTACTATTATTCAGCAATATGATGGCGCAATACACGTTCCAATAGTAATTAAGCTAATGAACGCTAATACATACGAATTATGCGAGTATATACGATTGAATTACCCTGCACCACTTTACTATGTAACAGGTGACTATTCAGGTAAAACACGTGGGACTTTAAACGAGGATAATTATCATAACTACGATATTATACAGCAAAAATTAAGCATACCGTCAAAAGATATGTACTTAGTGCCAAATCCACCGTTAAAGACAAACAGAGTATTAGTTAACGCTGTTTTGGAGCATTACCCTTGTTACTTTGACCCTGAAGGTGCTAAAGAATTGATATTTGATATGAAACACGTTGAAATATTACCCGATGGAACTATTAAGAAGACAGACAGGAAAGACCCTGCACAACAGGCAGATGCATTAGACACGTTCCGATATTGGTTAAATATATTTATGTCAGATTTTATACGCAATATGTAATTTTTTTATTAAATTTGTCTAAAATAGATAAAATGAGTTGTATTTGTGTTTGGAATGTAGAGGTTCCGCTATGTTCAGAATCGGTTATAGTACCGACTACATTAGATAACGGTGTTTATAAATCTGTCATTACTGACAAGTTCGGTAAACAATATGAACGTGAAATAACTGTTTATGGTGCTGACTTTACAATAGACTTAACGGATTACCCTGAAGGATTAATAACAGAATATTCATTATTGCTATTTGAGTTATTCGATGTATGTGATTTACAAGTATTAGGCAATTGCGATACCGAGTATAAACAGATAGTTTTTAAATTCATTCCAAAAGATACAACAGAAACGGAAATTGAATTATGTTGCAACTAATAGAGATAAGTTTAATTTGTGTAGGTATTCACGTATGCTTTTTAGAAGGAATGATATTTGAAAGTTTGCGAATTGAAAAATATTTAGTTAAATTACAATGGATTATAAAGCCCTTATACGATTGCTTACCATGTATGGCTTCTTTTTGGACTTGCATTATATTGTGGAAAATAGATATTAAATCAATGTTGATAGTGTGTGGCATAAATGCGATTATTGCAAGTGTATTGCAATTCTTTGATAACACTAAACTTCCTGAAAATGAGTAAATCAGAGCCATTAGAAGGATTTAAGCATTATAAAACGTGTAGGTGTGGCGGTTCATTGCAATACAGATACGAGAACATAGAATATCCAGCCAACAAGTATTGGATATATCCAACAAAGGGACAGGTAAGAATATTTAAAGACAATAGAACGGTAGGAACTTATCCATTGAGTAAATTAAAAGAAAAAATAGTCGAATATGGCATTTAAAGCATTAAAAAACAAATTTAAATCATTGTTTACACGTTTTCCTAAAGATGTGAAATATCCTATTAAAGAGGCGTTCACTATTGAAGGCAGAACTTTTTACCAATTTGAAGACACGTTTAATATTCCATATCAAAGAGGATTAAAGACAGTTACTTTCTATGAAGAAGCGAGAATGAAAATAACGTATGAGTATTTAGAACAACACACCAAAGCAATTGACAAAATACTTAGCTCTCAAAAGATAGACGTATTTAAAATAAAAGCGTTGCACGATATATTAAAGGAAAGAATGAAGTGGTATTGCGATACCGATATAATGTATAAATTAGCATCTGTTGTATTCTTTGAGAAAGGAGACAATCCTACAACATACGACTTTAAGAAAGGTGCTGAAAATATAGAGTTTTGGAAACAACATAAATCTGTTTCCGATTTTTTTTACCAAGTGCCTTTGTTGCAATTGTTTCCGTTTTTGACCGAATTAGAAGTGAATTTGGAGATTTATTCGGAAATAACAAAGGCACTGACCAAACAGCATTCGGATTTGGTTACTTCTATTCTGTCCGAAAAGTAGAATCGGAAATAAGAGAACTTCAATTAAATTTTGTTGGACATGATGAGTCCAAAATAGAATCATTAAAAAACATGACTATTTATGAGTTTTATTTTTCGTTAAACTCTAAGCGTCAACAAAATTTAAAAGACAATGAAATATCTAATAGAGTTAGTAGCAGACCCCAAAGGACTTGAGCCAGCAATCACTGCAATAGATGAACTTAACCAAGCGGAAAAGGAACTAAAAGCCACAACAAGTTCCGTAAGTTCAGAGCAAAAGAAAATGATGGATGATTACGCTGCAAAAGCGAAATTAGGAAAAGCTTCAGTAGATAAACTAATGGATGGCTATAAGCAGTTAGGAAAAGCTGCAACAGGTGCGTTTGGTGGCGAAGCTATTAAAGGCGCAACTAAACAAGCAGAATCATTCCGTACACAATTAAAAAATTCACGTGAAGAATTAACTAAATTATTTGTAAGCGGAAATGCTACAACGCAACAAATATATGAAGCTGCAAGAGGTGCTGGTAATTTAAAAGATAATATCGGAGATGCGCAACAAGCTATATCTGTTTTAGCAAGTGATACATTCAAATTAGATGCAGCATTGCAAGGCGTTCAAGTTGGTGCTGCTGGATTTCAGGTAATGACAGGTGCGGCAGCATTGTTTGGTGTAGAAAGTGAAGAATTACAAAAGACATTAGTAAAGTTGAATGCTATAATGGCAATCACTAACGGACTGAAACAAATTCAGGACGGATTGCAGAAACAAACTGCACTTAGTTTGGGTTTGAATATAGCAGCACAAAAAGTTTATTCTGTTGTTGTTGGACAAAGTACAGGTGCTATGAAAGGCTTTAAAATTGCACTTGCATCTACTGGAATAGGTGCTATTATTTTGGCTATTGGTTATTTAATAGCGAATTTTGATAACTTAAAAACATCAAGTGGACTGATAGGTAAATCATTTAGAGCAATAGGTGATATTGTTAATATGGTAATTTCTGACATTAAACGACTTACAGATACATTAGGACTGACTGAATTTGCACACGATGAATTTGTAAAAAGGGTATCTGAAAATAATGATATTATACTTTCTAAAATGGAAAAAGACCATAAAAGAAAGTTGGCTATAATGGAAATACAAGGTAAGGAAACACTTAAAACACAACTTAAGTTTTTACAAGAAGAATTAAAGCAGTCAAGAAAAAACAATGAATGGGATGATGAACAAACTGAAGCAGGAAAAGAAAGAATTGCTAAACAGACAGAACTTGAAGAAAGTATTATTTTATTAAAAGCAAAGATAGCGCAGAAAGGCATTGATGATTCAAAAAAGGCACAGGAAGAAGCAGATAAAAAAAGAGACGAAGCTGAAAAGGAAAGAATAAAAAAATTAAATGATGATAATGATGAAATATTAAGTAATATTGAAAAATACTTAGAAAAGGAAAATAAATTAAGGGAATCATACAGAGATGCTGAAAAGGATAATGATGAAAAATGGAGAAAAGAACTAAACGAAAGAAATGATGAAACACTTAATAGTATTGAAAAATATTTAGAAAAGGAAAGCAAATTAATGAAATCATATCGAGATGCTGAAGATGAGTATGATGAGAAATGGAGAAAAGACAAAAAAGATAAGGAATTAGCCATTAAAGAAGCGAGTATTCAGATAGCACAACAAACTGCAGATGCAATATTTACAATAGCAAATCAAAGACGTAACGCTGAATTTAACTTACAGATACAACAGTTAACTGACTTAAAAAACAAGGAATTAGCAAATAAAGAGTTAACAGATGCGCAAAAGGAACGTATTGAATTAAGGTATCAAAGACAAGTTGCAGCTATTAAAACAAAACAAGCACAAGCAGATAAACAGGCTGCAATTGCACAAGCTATTATTAACGGTGCATTAGCAATTACTAAACTTTGGGTAAGTCCTGGCTTTCCAGCAGCTATTCCGCTTGCAGCAGTAGTAGCAGTAACAACGGCAGCACAAGTAGCTATAATAGCAGCACAGAAAATACCTAAGTTTGCTAAAGGAACTGAATACGTTCAAGGCGGTGGTACTGAAACAAGTGATAGTGTACCTGCCATGTTATCTAAAGGCGAAAGGGTAATTGATGCTAAAACAAACAAGCTATTAAAAGGCATTCCAAATAAAATGTTGCCACAGTTATTAATTCCTGACGTATCGAGTGCAGTAAACGGTAGTAATTTCGATTACAATAAAATGGCAAAAGTATTCAGTAAAGAGTTGGCTAATAATCCTGCTTTAATGGTTAACTTTGATAAAAACGGTTTTAATACATTCATAAAAAATGGCGTTACGGTATCGCAAATAAAAAACAATAGAAATGGAGTTTAAATTCTATATAAATGATGTTGAAGTTGATGAGCCAGTTGGTTTTGACGCTACAAAAATTAAGCTAAAGCGTTCTGAAAACTGGCACGGAGTTATGGCTGAAGCGAGTGAAGAAACTATTGAAGTTTATGGAAACGGATTTGATATACTTAGCGGTCTTTATGCGGTTAGCGGAATAGATGCGGTTGCTGTTCTTAAAATAGAGTATTATTGTAGCGGTGTATTAGAAGAAACAATTGAATACAATGTAACATTTTATGAATACAAAGAGTTTTGCGGAAATGATTGTTATTGTGTAGTGGGTATTGAAAAATCAGGTTGCTTTTATCAGTTTAAGAACGCAATGGATACAAAGGTAGATTTAGATATTTTAAAAGCTATTGACAATACAACGGATTTGGCTGATTACGAGTATTTAGGCAAAGAAATAGAAGTACCAAGTAAAACGATTGTATTAACAGATAGTGTTGAAAATAGAGAAATAATATCTACTTATTTAAATGATGAAACTGGAACTTTCCCTGCTGGATGGAATCATTCCCCGAGTATAACAGGATTGTATCAAGTGTTATTTACGCTACCATTTGAAACAATAATATATGATGAGTTTGGTGATTTTTTACCAAATAATTTTGTTAACCTGTTTTCTTCAGATGCAGCAAACAATATAAACAATACAGTATTATCTGAAACGGATGCAATATATAAAAACACAAGCAGGGATAATATAAATTGTTTAACCGATGATATTGAAATAACAACAATTATAAATGCAGACATTACTATTGAAACGTCTGCATCCTATACAATAAGTTCAATTAGTATTATATTAGGTATGTCTGATTTGGTTAACGGCATAGATACACAATTACAACTTTTTCCTGCAACTTTAATTAGTACGGTTGGATTTACAAAAACATACGGATGGAATATATCAAACACTACAAATACATCTTTTCCTACTGCAAATACAAAGTTATATGTTTATTGTTTTATTCAATATACAACCACAACTACTGGAGAATTATATATGAATTTCAATATGAATACACCAAGTAGTTTTGAGATTACAAACAATTCACTATGCGCACCTACAAACGCAAAACTATACTTAGTAAATGAAACACTTAGCCATATATCAGAGTATGTTACAAACAACTGTTTAAGGGTTTATAGTGAGTATTTAGGTAGGATAGATTCAAGTCCGTATAACTTTGAAGATGATGGATGCGGTGGTATGTTGGCATTAACCTCAGGACTGTTTTTAAGGCGTATAGAAGACGTTAAAACAGGTGATAAAGCACCTAAGTTGGCATTGACATTTAATGATGTTTTAAACGCTACAAACTGCATATATCCGTTAGGAATGACAATAGAGCAACAGGGCGAAGATGAAGTTATAAGGATAGAAGATTGGAAACACTTTTATAACGATACCGTAATTGCTGACATTGGAACTGTTGCGGTTGAAAAACAACCGAACTTAAAGCTTCATTTTAAGAATTACAAAACAGGTTATTCTAAGTATGAAGCAGAAGAATACAACGGATTAGATGAATTTTTAACGGAACGTGAATATACTACACGATTAATAAACCATAACGGTGTATTAGAGAAAGTATGTCAGTTTGTAGCGAGTGGATATGCTATTGAGATTACAAGACGTAAGGGCAATACGGATTCAAAAGACTGGCGATACGATAATGATACTTTTGTTCTTTGCTTAGATAGGTATTACGGAGCATTGCAAGTTGAACAGGGCAATATTGTTAATGATGCTAATATTATTGACCCTTCTACAATTCTTAACTTCAGAATAAGTCCTGCACGTATGGCGGTGCAATGGTTTGAGTATGTAACTACGTTTTTGAAGTCTGCAAAAGAGTTGTTATTCTCAAGTGGTAAAGGTAATACGGCAGCGGAAGGTGAGTTAACAAGTGGATGTGAGTTTGAAAGCGGTGTATTATCTGAAAAGCAGAATATAACGTCAAGTGATATAATAGTAGATAGTAATGGTATATACTTGCCAGAATTACATAAGATTGAAGGCGTACCGTTTACTTTTCAGCAATATAAATCTTTGCAGGCAAATCCTCACGGGTTGTTTGCTTACAAGTGTGATGAAACACAAAGATACGGATGGGTGCAAGAATGCAGTTATTCTTTTGTAGGAGGAACTATTGATTTAATTTTAATACCAAAAGTTGCATAATTAAAAAAGATTGTCTAATATTGCATCAGTCTTATTTTCATATTGCTTTTTACTTTTATTTTACCGTCACATTATTTGTGGCGGTTTTTTTATTAAGATAGTGCAAATATCAATTATTTTTATTAAATTTGCATATCTGGGCGCATTGCCAATAATTTATCACTTCAATTTTATTGGTTTTGAATATTATAAGTCCTGAATTTAGTTTCTTAGATTTTAATTATAATGAGTATTCAGATACATGCGATGCTGAACATTTAAACGTATTGCCAGCGTGTAATGACTTAGGAATTAAAGCACAAATTGAGATTCAAACGGATGAAGACTTACCAACAACAACACCTATCTACATAGCCATTGCTGATTCAGATTGTAACGTTATTTACGATGCTGACATTGAAGTAACTCCGATATGTTCACTATATAAATTTTATACTGATTTTGAAGGCGATGAAGTATTGGTAACAAATCCTTACAACCTTTGCAACACGGATAACGATACACCTACCGAAACAATTGAGTTTATAACAAATCCTTTTGATGAAATTACAAGTACGGATTTGGAATTTGATATGATATCAGCAACACTTGCTACTGAATTGCAGATATATTGTGAAAATAAGATTTATATAATAAGAAGAAATGATGGTGGTGTTATTGGTTATACCTATACACAAACAGAAGATGTTTATATTGTTTATATAGAGGGTACGGTTGCATCAAATAGGGCTTTTATATTAAAAGCATTTCTTAATGAAGTATTTGACGTAAATCACGGCACAACGTCAACTTATTCAGGTGTAACTGTTAATATAGCAAATATTCCTGCTGGTTCTTATTTAAATAATTACGGATTAATAGGTAATATTTCAACAGTAACGGCATCAACAAATACTGGTAATTGGTTTTATTGGAAAAATAGTAAAATAAACTTTTCTTTTACAAACCAAACCGTATCTGATGATATAGTTTATTCTTTTGA